AATGATTCAGACAGGTACCGAAGCTTTGATTCGCGAATCTGATAACGCAGTTCTTTCTCCCTCTGTGGGTCAGAACTGGGAACCTATTCAGAACGATGAAGCTTTTAACTTCTTCAACGAGTTTTGTCTCGCTGGTGATATGGAGATGCACACGGCTGGATCTCTGCAGGGCGGCAAGATTGTCTGGGTTCTCGCGAAGATCAAGGAGTCTTTTGATGTTCTTGGCAAGGATCAGGTCGATAACTATATGCTGTTCAGCAACCCACACATCTACGGTAAGTCTGCGAACGTTCGTATGACTCCGGTACGAGTGGTCTGCAACAACACGTTGAATATGTCCATGAATATGGAATCAGTCAATGAAGTGATTGTCAATCACCGTCGAGTGTTCAACCCTGATGCTGTCAAAGATCAAATGGGTCTGGCTCACGAGAAGTTTGAGCAGTATAAAGAAGCTGCTAACTTCCTCGCTACGAAGCGTTACACTCAGGACAACCTGATCACCTTCCTGAACACGGTTTTCCCTGCAGCTAACTCTAAGAAGCGTCTAGTGACTAAGATGGAAGATTTGTCCACTACGGCAAAGCGTACCGCCGAAGTCATCGACATTCAGCCCGGTGCTGACCTGTTCCCCGGAACTTGGTGGAATGCACTCAATGCAGTAACCTACATGACGGATCATCAGTTAGGTCGTACGGCTGACACTAGAATGACCAGCGCGTGGTTCGGTGCTAACCAAGCACGAAAACTCAAGGCGGTAAATTCAGCAATTGAAATGGCGGAGGCAGCATAGTGTTCATTTTTAAAGATAGTTGTGGTAGAGCAATAGTTCCTAGAACGACAAGTGAGTGGCTGATTTCTGAAGAGAAAGCGGTTCAAAGAAGTCGAACACCCATCGATGTTGATGGTATAGATGGAATTGATGAATTTGATTTTTATCAAGAACTCAGTAACCATCACTATGAATTGGCATCAGAAGAAATCGAAGAAACATATTTAAGCGAGGTGGCATAATGTACTATCGTAATCGTAAAGATATCCCAGCGGAACATCGGCATTTCATTCTCGAAGAAACTCAGGAGGGGCGCTTAAAAAACGTCCCACTGGATGTTTGCAACGAACTATGTGAAGAGTACGAGGCGATTCTTCGAGAAAATGAAAAGCTTAAAGACTTCACCGTGACTTACGTCAATCGCAATGGTAAAACTTCTGTGTATAAGTATAACGATGTTCAGTCCGCCTACGTTAAGATGGACGCAATCATCGGGCACGGTCCTAAAAAGCGCGTTGATATCGGTTTGGTTTGTAAGCAAGCAGATCGAGTGGTGAAAGTATACTACAAAGGTAAGTATCTGACACCACCCGCAAAAGACCGGCTCTTGGTAAAAGTATCATAAATAATAGGAGCTAAAATGAAACTTGATGTGGAAAACACATGGAAAGAATACAACGAGCTTTGCCTAACCCCTGCGATTTTAGTTCATTTAGATCGTATGGGTGGCTTTTGCGGAGTATCTGTCCATTTCTTGTCTCACAAAGTAATGGTTTATTGGCGTGACTGCTAAGGTACCATCACCCTGTATTGGGGTCTGTATTCTAGACCCCACTTGGGGCAAGGTGTGTATCGGGTGTCATCGCTTTTTAATTGAAATAAACAATTGGCAGTATTACAGCGAAGAAGAGAAACAGCTGATTGTTGATAGAATAGAATCTTTACGTAATGAGGATCCAAAAGATTACCCTGTTTACGAATAGGAGACGCTGTGGCTAAGAACTTTATTTTTTTGCTCGTAGGAATAATATGGTTTAGCGCATTAACATCATTTTTCAATTGGATTATGCCGGATGAAGAAATCACAGCTAGAGAAGAAATTATTGTTACGCCGGTCTATGTACAATCTGAAGAAACGAGAACAGTGGTTGAAGAGACAGTTGATGATCGCTTACTGGACGAACTGGAGTGTCTTGCTCTTAACATTTATCATGAGTCTCGTGGGGATTCACTTGCTGGCCAAGCTGCTGTTGCCGATGTTGTTCTAAACAGAGTTGCAGAAGAACGATATCCCGACACAGTATGCGAAGTTGTTAAGCAAGCTGTGCTGATTGAGAATTGGAAAGGCAACATCGTACCTAAAAGACACCAGTGTCAATTCTCTTGGTTCTGTGATGGTGTTGCAGATGAGCCGGGCGATCCGGATGCGTGGGCGGAAGCCTTGCTTTTAGCTGAAGAAACGATGAATGGAAACTGGCGAGGAATCACGGAAGGATCTACGCACTATCACGCTGCACATATGAGAGCCGTCTGGTCAAATGATCGCGGTATGAAGTACACTGGAACGATAGGACAACACGAGTTTTATAAGTTTCATTAATATTATAAATAGTATTATGAAAACTTTCTCAGAAACATTAACAGAACAAAAAAATACGCACATGACTCATATCGAGGACAAGGTGCTGTATGGCGGTGTCAACGGCACACGCCAAGCAATCTTTGCTCTGCGTGATCTGAGAGATATGTTAGGAGGCAAGAAAGAGGGTGGTGTATCAGTAAAATGGGATGGAACCCCCGCGATTTTCGCTGGCACCGATCCTAGGGACGGGCAGTTCTTTGTTGCTACTAAGGGTGTCTTTAATAAGAACCCAAAGGTCTATAAGACCAATGCCGATATTGATGCAGAAGTTTCTGGTCAATTGGCTGACAAACTTAAAGCCGCCTTGCAATATTTACCTTCTTTGGGAATCAAAGGAGTTATTCAGGGCGACTTTTTGTTTGGCCCCGGCGTACCTCGTAAAACTGAAATGATTGATGGTCAAAAATATCTGACCTTTCATCCAAACACTATCGTATATGCAGTGCCTTATGCACAGTCTGCCGCAATACGTCGAGCTAAAATCGGCATTGTGTGGCACACTACATATACTGGCAGTTCATTCGAAACTATGAAAGCCTCTTACGGAGTGAAAGTTTCGGCATTAAAAACCACGCCTGATGTATGGTCGCAAGATGCAATTCTTCGCGATGTAACTAGGGCAACCATGACTAAAAGAGAGACTAAAGATGTTAATGAAATTCTTACGCAAATTGGGGTTCTTTTCAACCAAATCTCCGGAAGCACCCTCAGAGAGCTTGAAGCAAACAGAGAGCTTGCCCAGCACATCGAAACCTTCAACACCCTCTACGTCCGAAAAGGCCAAATCATCGGCAACGAAGTCGCGCACGCCGAAAAGCTCATCCGCTGGATCAAAGAAAAGTACAACAAAGAAGCCAGCAAGCGAAAAACGCAAGCCGGGAAGACCACGCAAAGACAAAAGCGAGACCAACTCCTCCAGTTCTTCTCGCTCAAAAACAAAGTCAACCTAGTTGATATATTCCGCCTTCAAAAATTAATTGTTCTTGCCAAATTAAAACTTATAAATAAACTTAACAGATTGCAAGCCCTGGACACGTTCGTAAAAACGAACAAAGGATTTAAAGTAACGGGTCAAGAGGGTTTTGTTGCAATTGATAGGTTAGGTGGTGATGCGGTGAAGATTGTTGATAGATTAGAATTTTCATACAACAACTTCTCGCCAAATATTTTGAAGGGATGGGATAAACCAAACTAGGAGTTTCACATGAAGCTGTTGTCGTTCAAAGACTTCATGACTGTGGATTACACCCCCGGTCAACCGGAGCTAATTTCTTGGCAGGCACATAAACGTCATAGAGGACGTATAGGCGAAGACACTGCCAATGAAGCACTGAGCTTTACGCAACGTAGAGCTAAAGCCCGTCTGATGAAAAAGATTAAAGCTCGTCTTGCTATGGGAAAACGTAGGCAAGAGAAAAAACCCGCTGACGCTACCAGACTTAAAAAACGTGCAGACAAACAAGCACGTATGCAAATGTTCAAAAAACTAGCAAAAGGCAAATCAAGATCTGAAGTGCCTGCCGCTAGGAAAGCAGAAATTGAAAAACGTTTAGACAAGTGGAAACCTCGCATTGCAAAACTTGCGAGAAGACTGCTGCCTAAAGTTCGTAAGATGGATAAAGAACGTAGAAAAGGTAAGAGCGAAAAATAGTGTCTTTTTCAAGCTTTAAACAATATCTTGTTGAAGAGCAACGAGAAGTATTCTTCACCTTTGGAAGAATGAACCCACCAACTATCGGTCACGGTAAGTTGCTTAACGCCCTGGCTGTTAAAGCAGGCAGAACTCCCTACAAAGTTTTTCTATCCCAATCTCAAGACGCTAAAAAGAATCCTCTCAATTATACCGACAAAGTTAAGCACGTTCGTAAGATGTTCCCAAAACACGCTAGGAATATCATTCTCAACAAAAAAACTCGAACCGCTTTCGATGTGGTCGTTAGCCTGTATGATCAAGGGTTTAACAAAGTTACCATGGTTGTCGGTTCAGATCGAGTTATGGAATTTGAAGCTCTGTTGAACAAATACAATGGAGTTAAAGGCCGTCACGGTTTTTATGTTTTCGAAAAAATTACAGTATTATCTGCCGGGGAAAGAGATCCCGATGCTGAAGGCGTCGAAGGAATGAGCGCCAGCAAACAGCGTGAAAATGCAGCTAATAATGATTTCACAGCATTTTCACAAGGTGTGCCTAGCAATATGTCCAACAAGGACGCCAAGCGTTTGTTTAATGATGTTCGCACGGGAATGGGTCTCAAAGAAACTACACAATTTAAAAATCACGTCGAGCTAAAACCTGTATCAGATATTCGAGACAAATATATCAGCGGTGACTTGTTTGCCGAAGGAGATCGTGTTAAAATCAAGCAGACAAACAAGGAAGGTTATATCCATCGCCTCGGATCTAATTATGTTATTGTAGCATTAGACGAAGGTCGTATTTCTCGTCAATGGATTGACATGATCGAGAAGACTGATCGATGGTATAAGGATCAACCTGAATGGGGAACTCCGGAATCCACTAAACTAGCCAAGAAAAAAACTCCCGGCGAAGTTAAAGAAGATGAAGTTGCTGCTGTTCGTAGATCTATAGATCGAGAAGTAGCTCAAGACAAAATCAAGTTTGATCGTATGCTAGACAAAGCTCGATTAGCTCGCACTATTCGTAAAAATAGAGGATTGAGTTCCGCGTCAGAAGCTCACACAGACAAGATGAACGGTGTCAAATTTGATGCCAGAGATACGGTGACCTTCCGTAAAAGAAACACCGAATCTACTAAAAATCCTGTAGCGAAATACGCACACAAGTTTAACAAAGCCAAAGTAGAGCCGGACAAGAAGAAGGCAATCAAGAAAGGTTATGTTAAGCATAAAAAGGATATAAATAAATGAAAAGCTTTAAGGAAGCAACCGTAAAAGTCCCTATGGGGAAATTTAAGGACCTAGCAAAGACTATTGCTGTTGGAACTATCGAGAAATCTCCCAACTACAAAGTCTTTAAATTTTTAACCGCGATGGGGAAAAAAGTGCGATTAGAAAGAGATCCAAATTCAAGAACCGGCAGTAGAGTCGTAATTGAGAAGGCGGTTTCCAAGAGCCAACAAAGATTTATGGGTATGGTTCGAGCAGTGCAGAAAGGTGATATGAAAGCACCTTCGCCCGAAGTGGCCAAAGCTGCAAAGACCATGAAGAAAAAAGACGCAAAAGATTTTGCATCAACTAAACACAAAGGGTTACCCGAAATGAAAACATTTAAACAATTTCAAGAAGGCGTATCTTCTGCTGTCAAAACTGCCAAGAAAATGGGCGGTAATATGACTGGTGCAGTTAAGAAGATTGAAAAGCAAAAGAAGGGATTGAGTCAGAACCCGCGTGTTCAAAAGGCTCTTCAAAAAGCTAATGAAGGTGCAATGTCAAAAGATAAAGAGAAGCACGATACTGG